CACGGTTGTCGGAGCGACTGCGAGAGTAGACGAGGCTGGAATCGAGGTGCTGTTGACGCTTGTGCTGCTCGCAAGCGCGGCCGGCAGGAAGTTTGCCGGGATAACGTTCGAAGCGCTGTAGCTGCTGCCCCACGCGGAGGAGCCGTTGTAGTTAGGGATACCCGCTCCGCCTGATGGCCAGGTCATCGATCCCCCACCCGCATACACAGGGATATTCAGCGTCCCGCCTGTGTAGGTCGCTGCTCCAGAAGTCCCTGTCGTCGTAAGCGTAAAGCTGCTCACGCCAGCGCAGCCGCTTGTGGTGAACGCTCCTCCTGTACCGTTGGGGCAGATGGGCGATGTGCTGGGAGTGATGCCCGTGTCCACGATGCTGCTGGGTGAGATTGGCTCTCCCTGAATCATAATATTGGTGCCCGGAGCGGACGTGGGCTGCGGAGTGCCCGCTGTGTACTGATAACCCACTCGTCGGAGTAGAAGCGAGCGCCACGCTCACACCGTAGAGCGTGATCGTTGTGGGACCGTTCGGAACAATGATCTCCAGGATTTGCGATAGGCCGCCAAATGTCCCTGTGTTGTTATTCAGGCAGACCGGACCCCACCCAGAGCTTTGCAAACCCCGCCACCGGATTCAACATTGCCATTCTTCAAATAGAGTGAGTTTGTTCCCAGAGGTCAGGGAACCATACAAACAGCTTTGATAGCTGGTACTCGCCGTGAGCGGCGTTGCGGTGTAGGCGTCGCTCAGAGTACACGAGGTAGCACAGGCCAGGATAGTAGCACTCGTGCCCCCCCACGGATCGGGCTGACCCGGAGTAATCACGAATCCGCCATGTTCGTCCACCCATCGGTTGATGTTCCACCCGTAAAGTTATTTGACCACGGAGCCAAGTTAGAGAAATTCCCTGAGACGATGGCGTTCAGGTTAAACGGCTGGTTCCAGCTCAGGAGACCTGGCGCGATCCCTAAGTTAGCCCGCACCAGTTGCTGAGGCCGTTACCGTTGAGTTTCAGACCGCTCGGAAATCAACATCGCTCGGTCCACTGATGGCAGCCGTTCGTACCAAATACCCCCCAATTGCCACGTGCTGTTGACGAGTATTGAGGGCAGCGAGCCAGCGTGTTACAAGCTCATGCCAGTGTCGGTAATGATGCCGACGCTTCCTGGAAGACTAGTAGCGCCGGCACTCGTGCCTGACCGGAATTGCATAGCCGGGTTGCTAGAATGGAACTCTGAGTTCCTAATCGGTCGAGTATCGCGGCTAGATTGAAGATACTTCCAAAGCCTCCAGAACTATTATAGATATGGAGTGTTAGAAATAGATAACCACCGTTCGGCATGTAAATCAGCGCACCGCCGCCGTTCAAGACGACCGCTTATCTCCAGGCTCTGTGCGACATTCAGAGACGAATCGAATTCTGCGAAGTTCTGGCCGTGAACCGACTGGTTCTCAGTGTTCACGCCGGTGGCACTGATGGCACCATCTCCAGCAATGCTCCCCCAAACGTCGTCCAGACAAACTGGCTGCCATTAACTAACCCCTGATCTACGCTTGTGAGATATCCGTCTTTCCATGCTATTAGTCCACCGCCAGTAAATGCTACGCCGTAGCCATAGTCGTAAAAGACGAAATCGTTATTGAGAGTCAGGTGGGTAGGGAAGCCGGGGCTGGGGTTAAACGTGTAATTACTGGAAACCACCGCACTGGCGGGTCCGAGAGCGACGCCGAAAGATGATTGCCGAGCCATCACCCCCGCCGTAGCCTACACCGCCAGCACACCCAATGGTGCTGTTCTGGACTACGCCGATTGTCGGCTCCGATGATCGGGTAGAACTGCCGTCGCTGTGCCATTGCTGTCGGCTGAGTTATAGCCTCCGCAAAAGGAATCGTGGTCGAAGAAGAATCCTCCGCCCGCCTCGAAACCGTTATAGCCGGAGTTCCACTTTCCATTGTTTGGAGCAGAGCACGGCTGTTTCCATCGGCGAGTTCGCGGGATTGCCGGAGGGGACAGTGAAATTAACGCCTCGAATATCTAAATTGTTGCAACCGCCGAGTGTCGAAGCCGATTCCCGGCGATCCCGTTGTCGCCGCAATGGTGATCGTCGCTCCGGTGCCGTCCCCGAGAATCTTCAGTCGCTCCAGGCCATTGTCGGGGCAAGTCGCGTTGATGAGTTGATTAGAAAGGTAGTTTTCTCCCTGTACCAGATGCCCTGTGGGGTTCCCGTAAGGGAGGCCGCTCGTCAGAAGCGTCTTCACCCATGCTTGCAGATACGGGCCATCATTGCCGGACCCGTTGCCGGTTGCGCCGAGGTAATCCGGGTACAAGTACGATGGACTGCTCCAGTCCAGCGATGCCCCGGAATTCGTGGTCACATCGATCCACGGAGTAAATGGCCCTGAGTACTGTCCGGTAAAGGTCAGGGTTGCCCCCGCCGCCGCCTGAAGTGATCCAGAACCGCTCCGAGCGATGTTGCAGTTGATGCTCTGCGTAGGGAGATTTGCCCAGGCCTCCGTTAGAAAAAGCGTCTGGTGTGCCGCCACCGCCGCGGTACATGCCGCAGCAGGGGTGGCGAAGTTGGCGTCGCAGGTGAATCCCGCCACACAAGTGGCCACCCCTCCCGAATTCATTGCGAATGGATAGGGCCCATAAGTTCCGTAAGAAGTGGTGACAAAGTAAGCATAGTTGCCGGTGACCGCCCAGATTCCCCAGCCCCCGGACACATCAGCCGTCGAAGAGCAAGCCGCCGCGAGCCCGTTGTAGAGTTGGGCATTCGACGGGCACTGATTACCACTCGAAACAGTGGTGCTCTGGTAAGTCGTAGCCAGCGCCGTGCATGCGGTGCTGTTCCAGGTTGAGCAAATCTGGACCGTCGCCCCGCTGAGCGCCAGCACCGGCAGCATGGCTCCGGGCAGCGGCGCGGACTGGTTCACCGTGTAGACCGTGCCATCGTAGCGGGACGCCTGCGCCCCTGCGAGCATGGGAAAACAGAGCAGGAGTACACTGACGGCCATGCTGATCCTCGTCATGGTTGGCGGCGCGATTCTGGCGGTTCTCCTTGGCATCTGGTCCTCTGTCGATAAATTCCGTGGCACTCGTGAATAGCTATTCCTTCAGGGTGTGATAGAGCCCGTAGGCCCCTCCCGCCCCCGCCGCTCCTGCTGCTGCCCTGCCTCCGTATTTCATGGCCTTATTGAACAGCTCAGCATTTCTCGATGCGCGCGAGTACATCCGCATTCCCTTCTCATATTCTTCACCCTTACCCACCGAGCGCGCCGTGTCCCCGATATCCTCGCGCATCGCCCGCGCTACACCTTTGCTGGCTGCCTGGAGTTGCGGTGTTGCGCGCATGGTGTCTGAAGCTGTGAGCCGGGTCAGAGGAGTGTAGCGTCCGCGGGCCTCCTCGAAATCGATCGGGTTAACGGTGTTGATGCGATTGTAGAGACTGTCGAGAGGAGTGACGTTGCCGTGCCCCCACATACTCAAACGCTGCGCGTTTTCAAGTTCGGGCAGGGTGCGGCTGAAGACAACAGGATGGCCCTTCGCTGCGGTTCCCGCCTCGTTCAATAAAGCGCCGGCCCTGGCGCGGGTCGGGATAGCGTCAGCGATGCGCGGTGCTGCCGCCTCGGTCCCGCCAGCCAGCATCCTGCCGCCTTCAACAGTGCCCGCCACGTCGCCAGCGGCGTTTTCCATCGCCAGCGCGGGGCTCTTCTTCCAGTCCGCGGCATAGCCCTTTCCCATCTGCATCAGGGGGCCGGGATGCTCTGCCTCTGCAGTCGGGTTGTAGAGCGGCGACTGTGGCGCGTCCTGGGCCACTTCCCTGATCGTGCTGCCGATGCCCTTCAGAGTGTCGAGAGGATGCATCACCGGGGAGAGGAGGGTCTGCATCGCGCGTCCGCCCACCTGTTCCGCGCCGCCCACAACGCCCTGTTGATGTGCTCCGCTTCCCACTGGGTTGAACAGGGCTTTCGAGTAGAGCGAGAGCGTCGAAGGGGGCGCGACCGATCCGATCTTCCCGCCGGAGTCACGCACCACACCGTCGGGGAGCGGAGCATCTGCGTCGGATGTAATGCCAGCCGATAGGTCAATTGGAGGCGCTGTCGGCTGTAGCCCCGCAGAGAGATCGATCTTTTGAGGAGCAGCCATTATTTGACCTCGTATCCCTGCGATTTGGCGTAAGCCTTTGCCGCTGCGACATCGCCTTTAGGATTGGCCTTGGCCCATGCTGCGGAATTGAAAACGCCTTTCCCGGAAGTTCCTCCAGCTCCAGGCCGCTCTGCTGCATCCTGCATCTTCTGCATCCACGGCTGTACCGCTTTAATTGCGGCCTCCAGGTTCTCCGGCGACTGCTGTGGCGCGTTGATGGCGCGATCAAACTCCTCGCGCAGATTTTCCGGCAACCGTCCCTGCGCATGAGCCAGGGCAACCGCAGTCGCCATCAGCGTCAGATCCATCCGCAGGGCCGCAAAGTCCGGGTTGTCGGTGCCGACTTTCCCCTGCATGAAGTCATTCCATCGGCCCAGAATCGGACCCATCTGCGCCTTGTTCTTCTCGATGTCGTCGAGCACGCCGGGAATCGATTCATTCACGATCTTGGCGCGCGCCGCTGCGGTTCGCACCGTCATCGTAGGAGTGCTGGCTGTATTCACCCCGGCTGCGGTCTGAGTTCCTGGGGCGATGGTCTGTCCTGGACGAACCGCCACAGCCGTCGAACCGCCAGCCGGATTTGGGGCAAACATCATCACCGGCGCGATCTGGGGAGGCCGCTGGGTATCGAGTGTGTATTGGCGCTCCGCGTCGGCCACCGACGAGCCGGGATGGGTTTTCGCATATTCATCCAGATACTGCTGCTCCGGCGTGTCTGGTTTCACGTTCTTACCCGCGGCCTGCGCCTTGATCCAGTCTTCAATGGGCTTTCCGGGATTCTGCTGCTGCCATGCCTCGAAATCCGTCCTGGCCTGCGGGTGGAGAAGGTTCGCCGCCTGCGCATTACGTTCGGCGATTTCCGATTGCGTGAGATCATGAGTGTCCGCAACCTTCTGAGGCTCTGCTGCCGCTGTCGCCAGCGCTCCCTGCGTCTGGGCCGCCCTCAACGGAACATCGGCATTCAGGTTCGCCGCCTGCGCTTCCTTTTCCTGGTTCGCCACGGTCCCGGCAAGCTGCCGCTGATCGCCCCGCACATCTGCCAGATGATGCAGCGATGTGCCCGGAATGGCGAGGTCTACCGCCGGTGCCACGGTGCGCAGCCCAATGTCGCCGAGTTCTGCCAGGCCCTGCGCGCCGATGCCCAGCACTTTGCTGAGAACGGGATGCTTCTGGCCGAAGCCGCTGTCCTCGATCTTGCTGTGAATCTGCGAGATCCCCGATCCGGTACTCAACTTTCGCCCCAGCTCGTTCGTATCGCCCGCCACGGTACCGCGCGGCGCGCCTACGGGAGGCTGTGGCGTGCTGGGCATGGAGGGCATGCCGGAAAGGATAGACGGGCTCGCGGCAGCCCCTCCTGCGGGCATTGTGATGGCTGGCGGGGGTGGAGCATTCTGCTGGGCCATCTGCGCGGCGAGGGTGGCCTTCAGCGTCGGATTATCGAGGATCGGGTTGCCGGTGCTACCCATTTGCGTAGTCCCCCCTCCCAGGTATTGCCCAGCCACCTGTCCGCGCTCTGGATGCCCTGCATCAGCAACTTCATCCATGGGTTATCGTTCGCTGCGCTCTGATCCGCTCCAGCCAAAGCCGAGTTCGAGGAATTCAGGGCCCCGATTCCAGCCCCAGTTTGCTCACTCCCGATTTCTCCGAGCCCTCCCAGCGCCGCCTCACGGTTCTTCTGTGCCAGGTCAGCGCTCTTGACTTCTGTCCCCGTCGCCGCTTTCGACAACCCCGCACCAGCCGCGCGCGACGATGAGCCAATGGCCGTTCCCGCCGCCCCGGCATTCCGCGTGCGCGCCGCGTACAAGCCCCCCGAGCCCACCGCGCCCGCGTTTGTGCCCCCGGCGGATTGCTGCGAGGCTGTGTCGATCATCGCCTTCTGCCCCGGCGTGTAGCCGGAAGGCGCGTAGGCCGCCGCCGACAGCGCCGGCGTCAGAGAGCCCAGAACGTTCGCTCCGTTGGCTTCCAAACTGTTGGAGAGGTTCCGGCCTGCGCTGGCATTGGCAAGCTGCCCGGATTCAACGCCCTTCGGCATTTGGTGCCCCTTTCCAGTCCATCACCCGAAGCGCTGGCCATGTGCGCTCCCAGCCAAAATTCTTCACCAGATGCCGCCCGAAGGCTGCGCACTTCGGCCAGATGAACGAGAACGCCTGCGAGTAGCCTTTCGGCGCCAGCTCATCCCTCATCGCGCCGTGGAGCATAGCTACCCCCTCCATCTTGACCGCCGGGTGCATGGGGCCGCCCTGCGGACAGAGAAGATAGACCTCCGGGACACGTATTGCGAATCCGGCCATGATCACGTTATCCTCATCATCCGTCAAAACTTGTGCAGATTCAATAAGAGAAGAGTTCCACGGTGGCAACGGGAACTCGTAGCCCACTGCCGCGTGGATCCGCTCGACCGCCGCCCTGTCCCGAGTTTGCATCGCGCGCGCCTTCATCGCTTCGGCGGATTAGCGCCCCTCCATGGTGTCGGCCCGAATCCTGCGAATCCCTGCGACGGTCGCCCGGTACCACTCCCCTGCGAACTTCCCGGCTTGAACGCCGTTCCTCCAGTGACCGCCTGCGGAATGGCGCCGCCGTGGTAAACCACCGCGCTGTTGTCGCTGTTCTGGTAGGAAGCGAATGCTCGAAAATGCAGCGCGCGCGGACCCGTCGCCAGGTTGATCTCCCGCGCCGGCCCCGAGTATTCCGGGAACGGGTTGGTAAAATGCCGGTCCTCGGATGACTCGACATGGTAGTACTTGCCGCGGTAGAAGTCCGTGCCATCATTGATCGAAACGTGATGCCCAACCGCCGTCGGCGTCACCTTCACGCTCTGCGGGGCAGTCGGCGCGGCCGGGATCCCGTTCAGGTTCGAGTTGGTCTGCTGTTCGAGCGTGTCCAGACCGCTGCGCACGTCCGTCAGCGCCTCAAAAAGTTTCGCGCCAAACTCGGGGTGACCGTCGAGTTTCAGCGAGCGGATCCATGCGAGATTGCGGAGATTGCGCCATTAGATTCACCCCGCTTATGTGCCGCGCGCGACAAGCTCGATGCGGACGGACGAAAGGCGTTCTGAAGGGATCGAACGATCTGGCGCTTCGGTACGGGATTTCGTCATCCTTTCTGGCGAGCGTTGGACTCACCTGATGTCACTGGTTAGATCCTTGCATTCTTAAGCCACGCCGTGAAGCGTGTCAGGATGAAGCCGTTGTCCGTCCCACTCACGGGCCAGCTCGAAATCTTGACGGCAATCCGTTCTCCCTGCGCCATGCCGCCGCCGAAATTTCGATCCTTCGGGAACGGTGTCGTCAGGCTGCGTGTGGTTGACAATGGCCAGATATTCGACAAGCTGTCACAGAGATACTGGAGCGTCACCTGAGATTGCCCGGAAGCCATTCCCGCCGGAGGCTGAATCTGCGCCATGATGAACGCCATCAGCAGCCGTCCATTTTTCAACTGCATCTGCTGCGCCCGCTCCGGGTCGAGGAAGAAGTAGGTGCAATAGTACGGCGCGATCTGACCGTAATCGCTGTCCGTCCACTGGTTTGCGTTCAATTTGTAGATGTGGCCGTAGGCGCTGGTGCCGGAGTTTGGTGCAAGGCCATTGCCGCCCATCAGGACCGTCGTCAGTTCGCCGCCGGAGCGATACATCCGCGCGCCGCCGTTCATGCTCATGTTCCAGCGTGTCCACTTGCGGGAATTGTCCGTGGCGATCAGCTTGCCGGCAAAGGAAGGATGGAAGGGCGGCGAGTCGGCGATTGCCTGCGCACTGCCCAGGTGCTGATAGTTCAGGACGTAGATTTTGTTCGGCGCCGTCGCTGTGCCGATGGGCAGGCCAAAGTAGATCAGCCGCGAGGCCGGATCGTTCAGCACCCAGGCGCTGGTCGCCGCGGCAAAGTTGATCGAAGAATTCGCCGGAATCCACGGATAGGACTGATCGCCGGGGTTCCAGTTCGGCTGGATTTCCTGCGAAATTTTACTCGCCGTCCCGCCGCCGTAGATCATGGCGCCGACATCCGACGCCCAGGCCATCCAGTCGCCGCCATCCGCCTCGCTTGCATCGTCGGCCTGCGAGAGGGTGAGCGCAAACGCCGAGAGGATGCCGCATTCGCTCTGGACCGGGTTGATCGCCCACCCGGAAGGCTCGGTGACCGTGCTGCCCGTCGTCTCGTGCAGCTTGCCGGAGGGAGCCTGCGTCAGGATGCAGAGCGTTCCGCGCACGATGCCCATATTCATCAGCTTGGCGGTATCCTGCGGTCCCCACTTGCCCGTATCGCCGTCGATCCCGGAGGGGTTGCCGACGTAGCTGAAGAAGCCCGTCGTATCGAGGTAAGGAGCTTCGGCAAAAATGGGCTGGAGGTCATCGATGGTAACCGTTGCCGACGCCGATCCCGATGTCCCCTGTACCCAGACCGAGAAGAGCAGGTCGGGGGGAATCTCTGTCGGCAGGCTCAGGCTGAAATCTCCCTCAAACCATTGCGGCAGCGTGGAATTGCCGACAGGAACTTCGGCGGTGGAACTGAATCCTGTCGAAGCGCTGGTAAGAGAAGCCCACACGGTCAGCCCCACCCCGTCACCGCCGTTGGTGAATGCACGGAAGCGGATCGAATAACTCTGGTTGCCGATAAAGATCGGGTCACCGGAGGCGTCGATGGCAGCCGGCTGCGAAATCATGCCATTTTCCGCCGGGGTGACACCGATCAGCACTTGCCAGGCCATGCCGAAAAGCGCATTCACCAGCGTTCCTGTGCCGGCGGTCCATCCTAAGGGGTAGCCAACACCGGTTCCCGGCGCGCCGCCGCCGGTGTAGCCGCCCTCGAAGCCGAGATTCAGGAGGTTTTGGATGACGTTGCGCTGCCCCCAGCTTCCCAGCCGGGAGAGGTAGGAACTGAAGCCCAGCGCTCCGTCGAGAACGACCTGGTTCGCCAGATTGTTGCCGGGAATGCTGATGCCGGTGGCCGCATAGAGGGTGTTGTCCGAGAAGTCGAGCACCGCTCCGGTGGTCGTATTGTCGTTGATGACCGTCGACGTCGATACGACCTGGCCCTCGAGGAACGCGGGAACCGGGATGTAGTAGAACGGCGGCAGCACGCCGGGAATGTCGGGCTGGGCCCCGGTGAAGGCCAGAATGCGCGCAATCGTCCCTGGAGGCCCGATTGGGATGTTGGCGGCCTGAACATACTGGCCTCCGTTGAGGATCGCCTGCAGCGGCGGCGACGGCGCGGGAATGATGCCCTGGCGCGTCAGCCACAGCACCTGCACCAGATGAAGACCCGGCGCAGCCTGCCCGAAGGGGGTAACGGTCCCCACCGCCGTCGTTGCCCCATTCGGCCCAGGCTGGTAATAGCTGAATTCTGTCGCGCTCTCAACCTGGGTGACGTAGAACGTCCCTTCCCAGATGAAACCCACGCTCCCCGTGTTCCACGTCCCGTCAGCATAGTCCACGGGGATGTAGAAAGTGGTCGGCGTGGGGCAGGAATCGACCTCGAAATAAGTCGGAGTGGGCGTGTCGCTCGGAATCGGCCATGCAATCGAAACGGTGCCTGTACTCGCAGTGGCGTCAATAACATCGGGATCGGCGGCTGTGATTGGAGACTGATAATACGTGAGTTGGTTGGGGGATGGAACCTCCAGCACCGTGAAATTTCCGTTGAAGCTGAAGGCTGTCGTGGCGGTCGATGTCGTGGCGCCAGCCACCTGAATCACGGCCCCCGGAAGCAAGCCGTGATCGCTCACCGTCGTCAGCGTGGTTTTTCCCGAAGACCATTCAGCCGCCGCGAGGCCACCCCCCACCGCATAGGGCTCTACCCCGACCAGCGAGATGCTGATGCCGGGGATCAGGCCGTGGGGTTGGGTCGTGGTCACCAGCGCGAGTCCCGGATTGACTTCGTTGGCGATAACGATGGAGCTGACCGTGGCGACCGTTCCCGAACCCGAGAGCGTGTAGTAAACCGTCATCGAGTACGGATTCTGCAGGAAATCTCGCACGCCGTCCGCATCGATCGACACGGCAAACCCGAAAGTCCCGTCGTTCACGACCGGTAGGCGTCAGGGAAGCACCCCAGAGATCGGAGGCGCTGCCGTAAGGGGTGTAGACGGGGTGGTGGTGATGGCTGTTCCTGGAGTCTTCGCCGTCCCTACCTGTCCAGAGGAATTCCAGAGCGCTACCGCTGCCACTGTGCCGGCGGTGGCCGATTGCGACAGCACGCCGAAATTGACGATCACGCCAAGAATTGTGGCCGTGGCTGGGATGTTGAAAAAGAATGCATTCGCTACCCACGCCGAGAGCGGCGATGTGCCGGGATTGAACAGGCTCCGCCACTGCCCGGAATTGAACCCCCAGTCCGACCCACTGACGACCTGGCCTGTCTCGTTCGGAGATTGCTGGGTCTGGTTCACCGTGGTGGCGTTTGAATCAGGAACATTGGCGATCAGCGCCTGGTAGCCGACCTTCAGATTGTGCGGATCCGCCGTCACGCAGTTCACCACATTGTTCAGCCGGGTCAGCGTGTTGCCGGAACCCGCCATCGCCACTGCGGGAAGTTGCAGATTTGAGATGGCTGGCGGCGCGCCGGGGCCGGTGATGGTCACGCGGTCCATGTTCGTGCCATCCCACACCAGCGGAGCTTCAGTACCGTGCAGGCCGTCCGAGATGGCGATATACTCACGCCCCTGGAAGGTCGAGGAGCGGCACAAACTGCCCGGAGTGGACTGGAACAGGAGAGTGATGACGCCGGGGGCATTCGTGAAGTCTTCGACCCACATCCGGCCTGCGGAGTCGAAGTAGAGGTTCCTGATGGCGAGCGTGGGCAGAAGGAAGCTCTTGCCGTAGACCGCCGTTGGAACGATGCCGCCCACAGCGGGGAAGGTGATCCCGGCGATGGTATCGAGCGCAGGCCGGGAAGCGAAATAACCCCGGCCCGTATACCACGTCCTGATTGTCAGACGAGACGTTCTCCGGCAGCGCGTCCGGGGACACTTCGCTCACCCAGCTCCCCCAGACGGTGAGCGGCGCCGCTACCGCGCCTGCGGTGTTGATCCCCACGGGCTAGTTCCCGCGCGGGAAGTAGGCCCTGAACTTCCAGACCGCCGTCGAAGCGTCTCCTGTGTACGCGGAAGCTTCCGTCAGCTCTGTGCCGGCGTTGGCGAAAGAAACGACGCCGTTATCCCTGGTGGTTCCTGGGCAATAGACGGCTGAGCAGTTTCCCGGCGCCGTTCCCGAGGGCGGCTGCTGGTAAACCTCAACGCGCAGCGGTACCGTCCCCGCACCTGTGAGAACCCCAGGAAGGGCAAAACTCATCGTGTCACCGTGCGTCGAAGCTCCGCCGTAGTTGCCGGAGAGCGTGAGGTTGCCCTGGTAAAGCTGCTCGCGCTCCAGAACGTCGGGAACCCCGAGCAGCCCGAGATTCGCTGTTACTCCATCCACCGTCACTGCGATCATGTTCTCTCCTTACCAAACTCCGACTCCGTACCCATCGCCGCGCTGACCGCAATACGGCCTCCGCTGCGTGGGATAGCGCTGCTTCTGTGAAACCTCAAGATTGAACATCTGCTTCGCCGCTTCCTCCGCCATCGCGCGGAACGGCGATGCATCCTCACGCGCTTTGTCACCTCATCGCAGATGAAGTAGGCCAGCGCCGTCTTGGCGCGGATGATCGGCACCGGCTGCTGGTACCACTCCACCGCCCCTGCCGTCAGAAAGTCCGGAGCGTAGATGGCGAGCTCCAGCCGGAGGTCCATCGAATAGAGCGATCCCGGCATATAGAGCACGTTGTTTTCCCATACCCACCAGCCGTTCGTCGGGCCCTTCTGGACCTGAGGCAAACGGTCACGCGCCATGCTCATCGGCGCATAGCGGGCGCTGGTGTAACCGAAGATGCGCTCCCCAACCCAGAGCGGCAGAATCATGTTCGCCGGCAGCACGTCCACAGTGGGCGGAGCGTAAACGGCACCGCTCGCGTTGACAAACTGCGTCCAGGAAAGCGTGGTCCAGGTCCCCGGATCGGTCGAATCGACTGCCGGGTACTTCTTCCCTACAAAAGGCATCTTGAAAAACGAGTGCCCCAGAGTGGCGAGAAAGAACTGCAGCTCCCGCCAGCCCGCGTTCGTGTATTCCTGCATGAACGGCTGGGCATCGGTCAGGATGTCCCCGGAAAGCGCACCGATGGTATCCAGCATCTTCGATCTGACCAGGTTGAGGACAGAATCGACGCTATCGGTCGGTGCGCTAACCGGAGGAGGAGGAATCGGCACTACTTCGCCTTTCTGGACGCCACAGCCGCCTGCAACTGCTCTTCTGCGGCCTTCAGGTCAAGGAACAGCTCCATATTGACGACATGCCCCGCTTCGCATGTGGCGACATCGGGATCGCAAACGCGGCCGCACATTTTGCACTTGATCCGCTTCTGCGGGCTGGCGTCGAGCATCCACGGAGAATCCTGCGGGTTGTCGCGTCCCAGCACTCGCGCTGCGATGAAATGCACATCGGGCCGCACGGCCAGCGAGAACAGCTTGCGATCGGTCACGTAGGTATCGGCTGCCCACTTCACCAGCCGCTCGCACTCCTTAACGAGCGTGGCATGCGCGTTTTCCTTCTCCTCCGCGGTCGGGACAGCGTTCATCGAGACGAAGATCCCGAAGCGCGTCAGAGCAAAAGCCGACGCCCGCGAGCGCCCGAGGCCGATCATCCGCTGCGCGAACTCAAAACCGTCGTCAGTGAGGCACGTCATCTCGTCTTCGGACTTGATGACCATCTCCTCGACGATGATCGACAGCGGCGGCTCCATGACCGGATTGCCGTCCTTATCCAGATTGTTGGGGTTCGCCACCAGCATCTCGATGTAATCCTTGTCGTGCGGGCACTTCGGGATGTAGAAGGTGCCCGTCGAGCCGGTGTTGACCGTCTGCGGCCATGGTCCCACGTTGAAGACGTGGACCTTCTGCTTCTTCAGATCCTCGATCACCCTCAGCTTCATCGGCAGCACGCGGTTTTTGCCCACCTGGCGCTTCGCGGCGATGCTCCGCTCGGCGACCGCCTGCGACACAAGGGCGCGGCCCTGATAATTCACTGTTTCCGGCATGAATCCCCCTTCAGAATCCGGCGACGGTCAACTCACCGGCGCTCGGTTTGATCGTTCCTCCCCGTGCGGGGAGTCCCAGCTTGCGCGCGTCCATAAGCTCCGGGCGCGACTTTTGCGCCTTCACCCTGCCGCCCAGATTTGCGGCGCGGATGCCGAATGCGCGGTTCGAGTCTTTCATCTTGTCGAAGTTCTTCTGGAAGCGGTCTTTCTTCGCCTTATCCTGAATCTCTCGAATCGCCTGCGCGTTCGCCGATTTCGAGTTGTACTTCGCCTTGTTCACCAGCGCCGCGACGATGCCCGCGGCGTTGATCTGCTCCGAATTCTGGAATGTCCACACCCACTGATACTCGCCGTCGCGCGGATACGGCCCGGTGAGCGAGAGATGTGTTCGCGGGTCTTCCCACTGCGCCCGGTACTCCATCTCCGTTTGTCCGGTGAAATCCTTTGCCGATACCCACTTTTCGAGGATCCATTTGTCCCCGATGTAGTCGTACCGCGGACGCGGCAGGTAACCAGTGAACTCGACTCCGCCGCTGTCGTTAGTGAACTCGCCGCCGACCAGATAATGGACCGACGGCGCGTACACGATGCGAAACAGCGGCTCCTCTCGCCCCGGAATGGTGCCATAGACACGCATAGAGCACATTGGCCACATGCGCGGCTTCGGCACCTCTCCGCAGCTCTGGATCACGCTCTCCATTAAGTCGTCCCGTACAGGTAAGGCAGGATGGAGATGCCGTTCAGGAAGCCGTTCATGCGGGTCTGCACCCAGATGAGGTTGAGCTCGGCGACCATGTAAAAGACCAGCCCGGAAGCCTGGCCGCCCGACTGCCCGACCAGACCAAAGAGTGTCTGGCCGCCCACATCGTAGAAGTCGATGGACTTGGTTTCGACCATCGAAGCATTCTTGAGGGCGAGGAAGTCGATGTACCCTGGAACCGCGCGCTCGTTGATGAGGAACCGCCGGCCGGAAATCGTGGACGATGCCTCGCGTTTCAGCATGTCCTCGCTTTCTGAGCCCTTCAGGTCGTTCATGTTGATGGATTGCACCAGAAGCGCATTCTGCTCCCAGGCGTTCTGCTCGTTGACGGTGCAGTGCGCCACCAGCTCATCCGCATCGGCCTTCTTTTTGCCCATGGCGAGCTGAATCTGCGAGTGGAGCGCACGGACGATCTGCGGAGTCAGGGCGCCGTTCACAGGCACGTTCTGGGCAATGTACTTGCCAGGCCATGCCGAACGCTGCACGGTGAGCCAGTTGCCGGTGTCGGTGGCGACCTGGTAATTGCGCAGCCCCAGAAGGCCGGTATTGGCCTGCCCCGAAGCTCCGTTGACAAAGAGGCCCTGGCCGACCGTGAACGTCCCGGTGGGAACCGGGTTGAGCAGGTAGACCACGTTAGTCGAGATGTCGCTGTCCTGGACGGTGAAGGTGGCAACGTAGGCTCCGCCCACCCCCGTCCACACATCGATATCTTCGTCGTCGAGGAAGAGATTCGCGCTGGTGACGCCGATCCCGACGATGTTCCCGCCGTTGGTCACAAGGCTCTGGATGGTGTCGATCTGGTTCGAGCCGTTGCCCTGGAGAACCGTTTCGAGGAAGTCGGCGAACCGCTCAGGGGCGAGCGTCCGGGTGAGGGTGGCGAAGTTCTCGATGGCCTTCTCGTCCGTGTCCGTCGCATACTCCGCCTGTTTGGTGTAGCTGAAGGCGTGGATGTAGCAGACCGGGGTGATCTGGCCGGGAACCTGCGTCGGCCCGGAGCCGATGCCCATGTCAACGCCGTTCATGTTGCCGACCTTGGGCTTGCCGCCCAGTGATGGCATCGTCGGAACGCGCGATGGACGGTCAGAGACTGCTTTGATTTTGGATTTCTGGATTTCCTTCAGGAGAACCGACTGAGACAGGACATAATTCTCAAGCTCGGGCCTGACGTACTCCTGCTCAGAGGCAAGAGCCTGTGCGGCATCCGCGATGGCCATAACAATCCTCTCGTAGTGAGTTGATCGCTACAGCGTCCCGTTTCAATGCTCTGTGAGCATCCCGCACCGGGTTGGTTGCGAGCCGTTCGCGTATGCGTTGCATCAGCCGCATCCTGATTTATTCGACGCCTGAGGGCGAGGCCGGTTCTAAACGGAACCGGGAAGCGTAATGGATTTGGCTGAAAACACTATATCATGCCCTGTCAAGCCTTTCCCCATTTCACCGCCTGTTTCTCGCCCTTGATGTAGGCCGTTTCCTTCGCCATCATCTCGTTGTCGGTGCGCCCCCAGTCAATCTGGAGTCCGAGCTGCGAGGGAGACTTCGCAATGCGCCGGAAATTCCCGTTCGTGGCCGTTTGGGCCGCTGCCTGTTGCTTCTGCTGGTTCCCCGGCTGCTGCTGGACGTTAGTTTTGCCCTTGACACGCTTCGCCAGCACCGGATCGACCGCCCGCTTCACTGCATCCCGGATAATTTTCTTGTGCTCGCCCTCGGCGGTCATCAGGTACGCCGCACGGTTCTTTGCCTTCAGGAATCCGCGAATCCTGGTCTGGTAACCGGGGTTGATGCGTGTCCGGGCGTTCACTTCCTCCGTCAGCGCCCTCCGAATCTGCGAAACCTCGCCCGGAGTGAACCGCTTGCCGGGATAGGCCCGCTGAACCTCATCGACCATCGCTTTTTCACTGCGCGGCCGCACTTCGCGGAGCCATTCGTCGTGCGTCACGGCCAGTTCCCGGCTTTCGAGCGATTGCTGCCCATTTTCCTCGGTTTTCGCCGCGGCCGAGCCTTTCGCCGGCTCAATCGGCTTCTTCGCGGTGCTTTGAATCTGCTCGACGGTGCCCCGAATGGCCTTCACCGCGTCAATCACCGTCTGGAGGCCGGGATCATCGGACTTTTCGGGCAAAACGCGCGCCAGCAGCGCCAGGTGGAGGGGAATCTGCTGCGTTTCGAGGAACGGAGCGACCGAGCGGCACACGTAGGAGGAGAACCCGTCCGGATTCATCTCCGAGAAGCGGTCCATGGCAAGCGGGATCAGTTTTTGGAAGGATTCCCCGTTCGTTTCGGCCATCTGATTCACAATGGCAGGGTCGCCAGCCTGGAAAGCGGTGTCGAATGACCGCCAGAAGCCTCGCTCGGCAATCGTGTTCGAGATCACGTCCTCAATCGGCGTGGATCCTGCCACATAATCCGGGTCATCGGGATTGTCGTCAAGCTGCGAGATCAGTTTCAGCCGGTTCTCGACGGCGGCAACCCCATCCGGGAAGCGCTTTTCGAGGTTCGCCGCCGTGTGCAGCGCCGCCTTCACCCGCTTGTGGAGCTCCGGCTGGTCCTTCAGCACCTCTTTGAGCGTCTTCCAGTCGTCGCCGGTCGATCGTGCGGGTGCACCTGCATCACCTGCATCACCTGCAGGTTCGGCTTCCACCTGCTCAGCGTCTGCTTCGACCTCCGCTTCAGTGGTCTCGCCGAGATCCAGTTCCGTCTCAGTTCCGCTCAGTTCCAATTCATCTGCCATCGCTCACCTCTTTCGCTTTCCTGAATTCCTTAAGGCGACAATCACAACATTTTGTGGGGGCAGGAGCGCTTCCCACTCCAAGGTCAGCTCCATCGAGCATATCTGCGTCCTGAGCTACTCGCGCATGTCCTCCAGGACAAGGCCTGATTTCATTGCCGCATTCACATTTCATATTGTCGCCGTTCCTCTCGTCCCCGGACCTGCCGCGTTCTTCTGTACCGAACTCTGTGCTTCAGGCGCCGCTTCCTTGATCCCCGCCTGTGCATTCATCTGGGCCTTATCGGCAGGGCTCTCATCTTTGAAATTGATCGACTCGCTGGGCGGCTTCGCCTGCTGCGCCATCTGCGCCTTCGCCGCGGCCTGCTGCGCCATGAACTGATCGTGCACCGCCTTGTGCAGCCGCACGTTCTGGATGCCCAGCGTCGCCTTTTGGAGCGCTTCAGCCTGCGCTTTGGCCCTCGCCTCTGGATTCGTGGGCGGAGCTCCGTCGAGCTGCGCTACGTTCATCCGCAGCCAGCAGTCCTCGCTCGACAGATACTCCTGGCACTTCATCGATTCCCACTGGTGGTAATCGTCCGCTTCTGGCATCAGCGACGGTTGTGGTTGAGGCGGCTGGAACGGAGCCGGTACCGGCGCCGGGAGGCCCTGCGCGGCAGCCTGCTGCTCTGCGGCGATCTGCTGGGCGGCGTGCGCCTTCGCGGCTGCGGCAATGTCTTCCGGCGTGGGAATGATCGGAGCTGACTGCAGCAACTCTTCGAGTTCGCGTGTCTGTTTCTTGTACGCGATCGCCGGGATCAGCACGAGGTCTGGGTTGCCATTGAGCTCGATAAACTCCTCCCAGTTATCGGGAGATTCAAAGATTGCCTGCCCCACTGGCGAGCCCGCCGCCATCTTCAGCAAATCGGCCAGATTCGCCCGCTTCGCCGCCGTTGTCTCCGGGAAGCTCGAATCCGATACATGCGAGTGGAATTTGCCCTTCCGCAGCCGCTCAAGCTTCACCGTAACCTTGGCTCCATCGGATCCCACCACGGCAATCTCCGTTCCGTGGTCAGGGTTCTTCGACGCCAGCCGCGCGGCCTTCTCCGCAATGCCGGCAAAGTGGATTTGCAGCGAACCCCAGGTGGGCCCTCTTCTTCCCATCGCCTGCGTGCGATCCATTGCTTGCCCGGAAGCTGTCTGAGAGGGTTTCGCCGCACCCTGTAGAGCCGGGAGCGCTCCAGTGATGAGAGGCCCAATCTCGTTAATCATTTGCTCGATAGCTTCATCGAAGCCTTCCGGCGGAGCCGCCGGGTCTTCTCGATGGACAACAGATTTGCCGATTTCCTGATCCGGCGGTCCTTCCTTCAGGAGAATGTAGTCGTTGGGCCGGCTGCGCTGATTCGAGATGGCCTGATAGTCCTCGTCGGAGCCGCGGAAGTACGTAACGCTCCAGCCTGTCTCGAAATTCTCGCGTTTGGCGTTGAGGTAGTCGTTGACGGTATCCTGAATCACTTTCATCGTCTCCATCAGCGCTCCGCCGGTCATCCCGTCGCGCTCGATGGGAAAAGATACGTCAATGGCGTCATCGGGGCATTCGTTCCAGCTCTCGGCGTAGGTTTTACCGACCCACTTCACATGACAACCATCGGGATAGAGCTGCTGGAATTTGTCGCGCCAGGTGAAGGGCTTGCCGTCCTCGCGGACATCGCTTTCCTCCGCGCCGGGGAAAATGTCATCGAAGAGCTTGTCCTCAAACACCTCCGGCCGCAGAAAGCCGTTCAGCTCCGTCGTCAGGTAATTCAGCGCGAGCCCGGTGAGGAAGAATCCCTTTTTCGCCTGTTTTACACCGATGCGCGCGAAACGGTTCCAGTCCGATTCCCCAATCGACGCCTCTCCGGGCGTGATCTTGTCCCGGATCCACTCATTCTCGCCCTTGAGGGTCAGCGCGTTTTTGTCGTCGAAGAGGAAGCAGTAAAGAGCCTGTTTCCAGTTCTTGCAGACGATGGGAAGCTTCGATTCCATCGTCCCATAAACGTCCGCCGTCTCCATGGACCGCGCTTCGCCTTCGTCATTGACGCCAAACCGCGCCCGGCTCTTCAGCGTCCGAGTCCAGGTGATCACGCGCCCGCTCATGCCATAGAGATATATGATTCTCTGTTGGATACGTTTAATCTGGCCGCCCTTTTCCGCCTGGTCAAAAAGCGTCCAAAAGCCTTCGGCCGTCTCAGCTGCCTCAATCGATTCCGAACTCTGATCGTCGGGCGCAAAACCAATTCCGGGAGGATTTTGTGTAAGGAGACCGGCGATAGATTCCCAGAATGATCGGAAAAAGTTGTACGCGCCCATGAACATAGGGCACTGCACGTTCTGGCCGTTGCCGATATCGACGAAGCCGCCCGATTGCCCCACCTGATACACGCCGGTCGCCCAGTTGGGGTAAACGTGCTGGATCCCGTCGTAGTAGAAGCGCAGGATGCGGTCCAGCAGCACTTCCACGCGCCGATCGTACAGCTCCTGATCCTGCAGCTTCTTAACCAGGGCTTCGAGCTTGTCCTTCAGGTCTTTTGGCAGGTCGCGGTTCTTCTCGCCGTAAGTGGGCGGATCGTCGCGCTGGGGAACGCCAGCCGGCGATTCCTCTCGCCAGTCTCTTCCTCTCGCGATCAGTCTCCTGCTCGTTCCGCAGCGGCGACTCATGCGTCCTAAGAAAGGGCGCGGCGGCCATCAGTTCATCAACCTCCGCCGAAATTCACGGCTCTGGAACAGGTTCATGCCTGTCTCTACCAGCTTGGCGCGCTCGATCAGCGCCGCCGCGGCACGAGCCATCGTCTCACAGCACACCATCTCTCCGGGCTGGACGAAACGCAGGCAGTAGGGGCATTCGATCACTCGCGGCTCACCAGAAGCCCACATCTCATCAAACTGCTTCTGGACGAAGGCCAGCTTCTCTTCGCCGGTCACCGGATGATCTCCAGCATCGCCACGGCGGCCTGAAAGGAGTGGCACTCAAACACTCTGCCGATAGCCCATTTTTCAGGCTTCTTGCGTGGAACAAAGAGATACCACATATCGTAAACCTTGTAGATTCGGCGCTTTACTTGCCTTTCCATAGCTTGCCGCGCGCCTTCGCTTTGATCGAATCCTCTGTGGACTTGCTGATGTTGCCCGCGTGGAATGACCGGGTAGCCCCGCCAATCGCCAGCCGCGCGTGCGTGGGGTCCGAATCCGGGAACGACTTACCCGGCCCAGCGAAGGAACTCGTTGGCATCTTCTTGCGGTCGGCAGCGTAGAGTTTCATCGGCTGTAGAGTTTCCCTTTCGCCCGGTACTCCGGCTTCTTCTTCGCCTCGCCCTGTTCCGAGTACATGATCGCCACAGCCTGCTTCGGGTTGGTGACCTTCTTCCCAGTTCCGCCCGAGTAGAGTTTCCCCGAGCGGAACTTTGGGAGAACCTGATTCCACGGCATTTACTGCAACGTCTCGATATGCAGATCGAGCAGCGTTGCCGCGCTCGATGCTGTCGCCGTGTTGGTCAGCCCAACGAAGATCTGGTTGCCGGAGAACAGCCCCACGGAGGTCACTGCCGCCGTTGCCGTATCCGCCTGAACCGTTCCTGCCAGAGCCGCCACGTTCAGCACCCCGAACCCATCGGGCATCACTGAGCCCACCGCCGTGGTCCCTGCCGCATTGGTGGTCAGAGTACAGGAGAACGTCCCGGTAGCCGTGGTGCCTGTCGGCGTTGCGATGCTGGTGATGGTGCAAAGCGCCTTCGGAGCATTGGCGGTGTAGCCGAGAATCCCACCCAGCGACAAAGCGACCGATTCGGTGGAGGCCGTGGTCACCGTCGAGGTGAACTTGCCGCTGACGCGAATCGTGCGCCCGATGGTGTTGAGGTAACCAATCGGGAGGTTGACCGTGCCCACCGTCGCCACGCCTTCAGCCTGCGTGGTGCCATTGGCCGGGAAGGCGGTAAAGTTCGTCTGGAACCCGGACCAGGGCAATGCGCTGGGCTGGTAAGCCATGGTCGCATGCGCCTGAAATAGTGGCTCATTGGTTCCCGCTCCGATAGTCGAGAGCGGCGCCAGCATGTTGGTGTTCACGTACACCGCATTGAACGTCGCGTTTGACCCGATAGCACAAGCCGGGATTACCGTCTCCGCAGTCGTCAGCGTGCAACCGGCACCAGCGCCGGCCGCAGTGCTCGATATCGGCAATCCAGCCGCCGTGGTGACTGGCAGCAAATCAAGCGCAGTTGCGCTGGCGCCAGAGAACGCGACCCAGCCCACCGCGCCAGTCGCGGCCGCGGGCGAAGCGATGGTGACCGGAACCGAAGCGGTGAGGTTGGCCAGCACCTGATAAGGAGTCGGAACAACGGTCAGATTGCCCAGAAGATCGACGTAGGCGATTGTGAAGTAAGGTTCAGCCGCCGTCCATGAGCAGGTTGCGCCCGAGGGACAGCTCGCCGGCTGGGTGATGTTGGCCGCGACCAGCGCACTCGGTGCGCTCATCACGCTCACGGTAGCGGGCTGAATTGTCCAGTAGAGCTGCGATTGAGCCCGCGTGTCCTTGATGTAAGTCTGAGGAACAACCACAGCCGCAGCGATCATGGCATTCGTGCCGCCGGCGCGCTGCCAGCCAGCATCGATCTGGGCAGCGCCTCCACCCTTGCTGCCGAGATAGTCCAGCGCTTCCTGCAAACCCGCATCGCCGGACCGAACCACGTCGCCCGCGCCGTGCGCGTTGGTGAACGAAGCCGTTAACTGGCAGCTTTGATAGATGGTTGGCGTCGAGCACGATACGGAAGTCAGAGTCGCCACTTCGTAGCTCGCGCCAGAGCCGATCGCAATCGTCGGCAGTGCTGCGCTGTTGCCGAACGGATTGAACTTGATTCCGCTCGGTCCGGTGCTGCTGAAACCGTAATTGAGCGTGATCGAATAAGAGGTTCCAGCCGCGCCGCCGCCTCCGCCTACCTGGAGCGCAGCGCCGTTCGATCCCGTGCCGCCATAGTTGAAGTTGAGGACATTCGCCTCACCGGCAAACGTCGAGACAACCTGGGCTGACATCAATGGAATCGCCAGGAATACGCTGAGAAGTGCGAGAAGTCCCTTTTTCACGTTCATCTCCTTACAGTCCGCCGTATTCCGGCTCTGAATTGTTCTGCTCTCCGCCATCCTGGTGCGCGGGCTCCTGTGCCTCTTCGCCGAGGAACTTGTCAAGCGCCATCTTCGCATCGTCGGCGGAGTTGCCTTCGTGGTCCATGTGCTCGCCGGATTCATCGACCGAATGAGAGTGCGCTTCCATGCCGTCATGGTGGACAACGTGGTGCTTGTCGCCGCCGGTGATGTGGTGGCCCATGTGCGCCATCAGGTGAAGGTGGTTGGGGTGCTCCATCGGCTCTCCACCGTGCATTTGACTGGTGAAGTGCCCATCGGCATGCTCGGTGACGGTGTGCTGCTTCTCGCCCCCGCCTTCGCCGCCGCCGCCTGCCATGGGCGGCTTCTTCTCGCCCATCGGCTTGGGCGTGTACGCGGGCTTTTCGCCCTTGCGCATCTTGCCGAGGCCGTCGAAACCATCGCGTGCCATGATCGCCTTTCCTTACCTCACCCCGGAGCGGCGTCGCGCCGCCCCGGCTGCAAGCGATAGTTTACCTGTATTTCGGCATCGAGGCCGAAGACGTGCGGAACGAAGCGCCGGCTGCGGGACTCTGAGCAGCACTCGGAGCGATGTTGACGGAGAACACATTTGCCACTCCTGGCTGCAGAGTCACAACCAGGGTGCCGGTAGCGGTGCTGCCGTCTGGCGCGACAGTCGAAACCCCCAGAGTCGCGGTGGTTGCCGTATCGCTGGTGGGATCGGTGATTGAGACGCTGGTGGTGTCGGAAGATGGCGTCAGAAGCAAGCCCGGATCGGATGCGCTCCAGGTGTAGGACGGGACGTACGTCGAGCCTGCCGGCGCAACGTAGGGTGAGCCATTTTCCAGAAGCGAGGCAAGGAAGCTGGCTGGAGTGCCCTGAACGATGATTGGGGTCGTGGACATAGCATTCTCCTGTATTGAAGCGATTTGGACCGTGAAAACTGCGGGCGGCTGCTCACCTCTGATTTCGCAGAGAATTTCATGGAGCAGTCGCAGTACTTTGCGCTCGAAATGCCGGTCAATCTCCCTCTCCGCCATTTAACGCACTTTCGGTAATGCGGGCGTCCAGGTTTCGGGGCCAGTGTGTAAGGTCGGCTTGGATTCGGCTCGTCTCGGGGGATCGGGTTGCCATTCTCCAGCGACGCGAACGCCACGAAGCGTACTCGGCTCGTGACCCGGAGGTAGCGCGGGGGCGGCGGGGGCGGCGAGCTTCACTTCGAAATGCTGATCCAGAAGCTCCACGAAGCGCGAGGCAACATGAGGATCGCGCGACAGGAGCAATTCGTCCTGCAGTAACTGCGCGAAGGTCTGCGCTGCGGTCGGGGGCGGCGGGGGCGGCGGTTCCGCGGCGGGTCCGGGGACGTGCGCCGGAACGCTGAGGAGGGTTCCCGGCAGCCGGATACTGGCCGGACGGGAAACTGCTGCTACCCCTCCAATGCCTTTCGTTCCATCGTTAGCTATCATGCGCTTCTTCTCCTTGGTGATTCAGGGCTTCTCGCAGTTCCAGCCCGAAAGCTGCTTCGGTGAGGCGACGCACATCCGCCGTGGATTTTGCCTGAACGATTGAATTGTCTACCTTTTCTGCCGGCGGCGTCAAAGCATTTTTGCGCAGACGCAGGATTTCGGCTTCGAGCCGAGGTACTTCCGTCTTCTCAAGAAACTCTATCTTTTCCGCCTGCAACCCGATGATGCCGTCTTTGAGTTCAATGGCAGTCGCCTGTTGAACGATCCGGTGACCTTTGCGCAGCGGCATCATGGATTCTTTCAATTTCGCACGCGGATTGCGTCCCCACAGCGCGTCCTGCTGGCGTAACCGCCGTATCATTGCCGCGATGCCCATGGGCTGGCCCTCCTCTGGCTGTGCTCGTGCCGCCACTTCTTCATCAGGATACTTTTCGCCGTCATGTCCGCGCGGGGGCTCAAGGAACGATAATACTCCTGCGCCTGAATTTCAAGAGGCTTGCCCGCCGGTCTGCCGAAGATCGCATACAGCCCGTACCCGGCGCCCTGCAGCGGAGAGTCTGTTCCATCGCCGGCGTTCTCGATCTGCTCGACCGCAATCGGGTCGGCCTTCACCACCGGGATCAATCTCCTCAGCCGGTGGCAGCGATCGGAGATCGTCCATCCCGGTATCTCGATCTCATGCCCGCTCGCGTCTTCCCCGGTCCTGATCCGCTTCGCCAGTAACTCCCTCATCAGCGTGTCGCGGCCCAGTTTGTCGCGCGTGCTGGCCTGCGGGAACGGGATCCCGGCCCGCTGCAGAATCGGACGCATCCGCTCATTCACCGAACGTGCATCTTCCCCCATCGTCGCCGTCCGCTTCGTGGCGTTCGCGTCGAAGGAGTGAGTGAAGTTGACGAACCGCGGCATCTCGCCATCTTCGAGCGCCCATTCCGCGATGTGCTCGGCCAGGTCTTCCGGCTGCTCCCTCTGCGCGTGCAGCTCGTCATAGGTATAAACCTCGCCATTATCTCCCATGACGTGCTTGTAGTACGTTGCCGGATGCTCGAAGCCCCAGTTGCCGCTGATCCAGCGCTTCCACCAGACTGGCAGCTCAATCGTCCCGTCCGCGAAAACGTGCTCATTCTCATCCCATACCCCGCGGAAGTAGCCGCCGGCCGCGCCCCAGATTCCCTTCTTCAGCGCATCACGCACGTCCGCCGGATAGGCATCGAGGTTCTTCAGCCAGTTTGGATCGTTGGCGTAAATAGGGTTATCCAGATAGGTCGCCGGGAAGTAAGAGTAATCCACCGGATCGTAAGCCGCAGTTTGCGCCTCATCCATGCCCGTACACGGTACGCCTTTGACAAACAGATCCTCAACCCAGATCGCGCCGATACCAATCGGATTCCCTGCACCATATTTGCGACAGCGCTGGCTGACCGGGCAACGGTTCCAGGCGCTTGTTCCCATCCACTGCTTGAACGTGAACTCGCAGAGTTCGTCATAGCCGATGTGGAACCACTGTCCCTGCCATCCCCACACGTCGTACTCGTACTGCATTGATCCGAAGTGGGTTGTGGACCCGTTGCGCCACGTCACGAAGTTCTTCGTCGCGTTGAACTGCTTGTAGAGCTCCTTCGGAAACGTCTCCCTGAATCGGGTGATCACTGTGGCGTCCAGCATTGGGAAGGTGCGCCGGAACAGCAGCGTGTGGACCTTCGGTGCGTCATCGACCGAGAACTCATTGCAGGCCGTGAACTGCTCCATCAGCATGCACATCGTCTTGCCCGGTCCGGCCGCGCCGCCCAGAAAGCCGTAGGGAGCTGTGGAAATGTGGAATTCCCGCTGGAAGGGGTAGGGATCGTAGATGCGCGACAGGTCGAAGGTGCGCTTCTGGTCGGCGGCGAATCGCTCCCAGCCCTCACTCATAGCCCTGGCATTTCAGCGGAGGAAACAGCGGCGCCACAGGCCGCGCGGCGGCTTTCCGGCTCCCTCGAGCTTCTCTTTCTCGAAGGCCGCCAGCAACGTTTCCGCCGCAACTCGGTCGACGAACGTTTCCGCCGCAACTCGGTCCAGCTCGTGCAATGCGTGCCCGTCTGCATAGCCTCCTCTTGACGGATGCTGGAGCAGCTAACCTTCTTAGTGGTCCCGTCCGGTTGCCGTGCCGTGCCGTGATTGCGTGCCCCTACCGTTTTATTGCGGCGGTCCTTCAACGGATTGAATGTGCCCACGGGTCCCTTGGTCAGCATAAACATGTATTCAAACACGGACCCGTACCGTGTCCTTAACGTCCCCACAGCGGTAAAGCCGCCTTTGTTCCATATCATCGTGTCATGGAGATTAAAGCCACACTCTTTGAAGTACAGTGCTTGTCTAAAGGAAGTCCCCGTCTCACTCCCGTTGACTGTGGCGTCCCCAACAACCCACACCACCACGCCACCCGGCTTGGTGACCCGGTACAACTCTTTAGCAACGGAGGGGAAGTCCCACGTAAAACCGTTGTACTTCCGCAAATTGTCATACGGCGGGGATGTCACCGTTAGTTGGACGCTATTGTCCGCAACCTCACGGCGCATTACTTCCACGTTGTCACCACAAAACAGCCTCATGCTGCGGGAACCCAGCGGCGGCGGAGCCTGCCCTTCCGCGTCCCAGCCCTCAGTCATCAGTCCCGCATCGCATCGTAACTCTTGAGCCAATCGCGCATCTGCTGCGCCTCCCATTGCTGTTCCGTCGCCGGGAGGCTGGAAGGTGAAGTCTCACGCACAGCCCTTTCGATGGCCTCGCGCAGCATTTCACGAGGCAGAAACAGCACAAACGCTGCGAACAAGATGCGCCACCCGATTTTCATGCTCAGTACCTCTCCCCATCCACCCAAACCACGTCAGTTGCCGTTCCCACCACCCAAATCGAGTTCAGCAAATGCCCGCGGCTGGTCAGCGGAGGAAAGGTGTAGGAGTTCGCCGGCGCGATCTGGATTCCGTTCGAGCCCACCGCCACGGCCGGATTCTTGCCAACCGCGATCGAGTTCAGGCTGTTATTCTGCACCGTCACGTAGGCGGCGTAGGCTGCCTCCGCGCTGATCTGCTGCGGAACCCCCGTCGCTGCGATGGTTACCGCGAATCCGAACGTGTTGGCCATAGATCAGTCCTCCGGGAGAAGCATATCACCGCTCAGCGCACCACTTCTGATGGCCGGTGAGAGCGCCACACGACGCGCATCCCTTCGAAGCCTCTATTGCAGCGCCAGAATCGCCGCCTCCAGCTCCTCGATTTCGTCGCTGATTTTTTCTCTCTGATAAATCAGCGCGTCCCGACGCTTGTTCATGTGCGCCAGCGCAATCACTACGTGCCGGTTCTTCTTCGGCGCCTGCTGGCCCTGCTTTTCCTTCACTTCCGCCATGCGTCTCCTCCAGTCGTGAGACGCACCACACCTCGAGAGTAACGCCGGCCGTCGCTGCCTCAGCTTTCAATCGTCTGTGCAGATCCGCCGGAACTGCCCTGAGTTTGATGAGTCCCATCTGGTACCAGAGTGTACCACATTATCCCTTCGGCGGCCGCGGTACTGTGCTCACGATCTGCAAAGGCCCTCCGTCTGGGCCCGTGTGCTCAGCCTGGATGCGCTCGCCGTACTTCTTTGGCTTCAGCTTCGCTGCGCGCCACTGAAACGCGCTGATGACCACAGAGCCAGCCTTCGCGTCCAGTGTCCCATTCTCCACCTTTTCAGCCACTTGCAGGATTCTATCGTCCATCACATCAGCGTGGTTTTCTCTCGCGCGCGCGCACCTGGAAGAAAAATCCTCATCTTTTGCCATGAGATCGGTTATTGAATCGCGCGAAGGGAGATCGGGATTTAGCTCGCAAAGCTTGCGCAATGAATAGTCTTCAAGCCCGTCGATAATGCGCTGTTTTAGCTCTGGAGTCCAGTCGATCACGCTGTTCAGGGTAGCATATTGCCGTTCACTCGAACAAAATCAGGACAGTCGACTGTTAGCGCACTTATTGAATCAATGAGATGCGCCATCTACCCCACGCCAATCTGGTCGAGACTTTATTTTCCCCTTGACAGGCTGCACTAAGTAGTGCACTATGGTGCAGTGAGGTTGCATGAAGACGGTAATAGTTTTCCAGCACTCCTGCAAGCGATGCGCGCGGAAGTTTCAGTCGAAATCGACCACGCCTGTCCGCTGTGGGAAGTGCAAAAGCCCTTACTGGAACACCGAGCGGAGGCCGCATGTTGAGAAGTGATGAGACTGTGAAGGCGTGAGCGGTCCTGGATCTCAGGAACGCAGGGGAGGAAACAAATGGAATGGATTAGCGTGAAAGATCGGTTGCCGGAAGACGGAGCTGAGGTGCTCGCCTGCAACCTCGCGCTGGTCGCATGCGATAACGGCTTTGGATCGCGTTTTGTGGCATGGCTGGATTACGATACGGCACCCCCTCAGTGGATTGTCAGTGGTGAGGAAAAGGAAGAAGTGACGCACTGGATGCCTCTGCCTGAGCCGCCGCGTGATCCGTCCATGCCACGCGAGTTCGAGAACCCGCTCTCTGTCGAGAATGTGGCGAAGATTTGCGGATTTGGAACCATTACGAGGCCAGGAGAGTAAGCCAATGGACGAGCGGCTCACGATCACGAGCGACGGACCCATGGCGCATGTCACGACGGTTCACGGGGAACTCATCCTCTTCTACGATCACGAAAAGGATGTGCTGGTCATTCAATCGACGGCAAAAGGAGTCTTCACCGTCATGCCGCGCGCCCACAACTCCATCGTAGTTACAGTCCAGGAGGCCCTTCCTGGACACGCTGTGCGATCACGGCAAGCCTCAGGATTCCTGTGAGCGCTGCTGGTGTGAATATGGCGGTCGCCGGCACAGGAAGGACCGCTCGAATACCGACCCGCGCTGTCCTGAGGGTCCGTGTTTGAAATGCCAGGAGGGGTTCGCGGTGCGAGGCGAGTACGTCTGATGCCCGACGAAGACAAGGAGCGGGACCGGGATCTGGCGCTGTTTGTGCGCTGCGTCGCGGCAGCAGTTGCGCTCGCATGGCTTCTGGTGATTTGGGCGATCAGGGGTTGCCACAGTTTAATCGGGTGAGGAGAGAGAGATGAGAACCGAGATTGAGGACCGCCGCGTTTACCTGCCCGCTTCCAAAGAGCGCGAGCACTTGTTGCAGCAGATGGAGCGCACGAAAAAGTGGCAGAACCGCGGCTGGGCGTTTGCCGCTGTGGTCATCATCATGGTCATCACTTACTTTGCCGTGCTGGCCTGGACAATCGAGACAGGAGGGGCGCAGTGAAAGCGAGCATCGCTTGCAGCGGAAGGATTGAACGCAGAGGTCAGGGCTCTCGACCCTGGTTTGAGATCAATCTGGAGCCAGAAACCGCTGAGGAACGTGCGCTCTTGCGTGTGGCGCAGGCGGGGCTGTGCAAATACCGCGTGTGGGATCAAGCCAGCGCTGAGATTCAGTTTGTGTTTCCTCGTATTTCGAAGAAGGGGGCGCAGTGAGCAGTAAGGTGATTCGCCTGAAGGGGAAGGCACTGGAAGCGCTGCGGCTAGACTGCTTTCGCCTGGATCGCTGGTTTTGCCGTGAATGCGGCCGCCGTGTCTTTTCCATCGCTTACGAACTGGCCAAGTAGTGCCCACATGGCGCACATCAGAAACAAGCGCATGTGGGGCGACACACTGGAGAACGTCCGCACGCTATGCGGAGACTGCCACAGAAAAGAACACGCTTACGGCAAGGATTTGGTGAAACCAGTTCAGGTCACGAAGAAGGAAGCGAGGGGAGAATGAGCACCACGGATTTAGCGCCCATACAAAGCCCTGTAACGTCCGTCCTGCAGCTTTACCGGCTCGCAATGGAGAAGGACGCCCCGATAGACGTGATGGAGCGCCTGGCAGTCATTCTGCGCGAAGAACGGGCATTCCAGGCGGAGCAGGAGTGGAACCAGGCCATGTTGCGCTGTCAGGCCCGGATGGGGCCGATCCGCGCAACCGTTTGGAATCCAGCCACGAAGAGCCATTACGCCACCTTCGACCAGCTTGATGCCGCCCTGCGCCCAATCTACACCGCCGAAGACATGGCCCTGTCCTACGGGACGGGCGAGCAATCGACCGCTGAACTGCTGTGGGTTACCTGCGACGTGATCCATAAGGCTGGGCACTCGCGCCGCTACCAGTATCCGATCCCCATCATCAACACGGGGATTCGCGGCGAGGCTTTCCAGACAATGACACACGCCGCCGGCAGCGCCGGGAGCTACGGCAAACGGTACCTGGAGGCGATGATTTTCAATATCCCTGTCGAGCATGATGATGACGGCAACAAAGCAGGCGGGCTGATGGCGGAGGGCATTGCTGAGGATTGGCTGGCCAAGATCCAGGAATCGGCTAACCCGGCGGAACTCCAGGCGAACTACCTGAACGCAGTGGACGCGGCGATGGCAAAAAAGGATTTCAAGGCTGGGTTTATCTTCGCCCAGAAGCGGGATGAGCGGGCGCTGCAGCTCAAGAAAGGATCGAAATGAACCGCGAGTTTCGGTTTGGGCACCAGTCGGACGCATGGGCGATTGCGCGCCGTGGTCGGATCACCTGTTCCCGCCTGTTCGAGATGATCGCCCAGCGCAAAGTGGGGGACAAGGCGAAGGAGCTGGCGATCACAGCCAACTACCGCAGGGAGTTGGTCAGCGCGCGCGCCACAGGCCGCCACGTCGATCACTATGTCTCCAGGGCTATGCAGGATGGGATTGAGCGCGAAGGCGCCGCACGGCTGCTCTACGACGCCACAGAGCGGGTGATGACCGATACCACCGTGGCGATCAAGGTCCATGAGGCATACGATTTCCTCTCCGGCTCCCCAGATGCCCTGGTGGGAGTTGAGGGAGGGGTGGAAATCAAGGCTCCCACTGATCCGGTTCACCTGGATTACCTGAAGGCCCATCGCCGCAATCCGCAGTTCGTCCCCGAGCGTTACATCCCGCAATGCGCCGGATACCTGATGGTCTACCCTGAGCGCGAGTGGTGGGACTGGGTGAGCTTCAACCCCTACTTCGACCGCGAGCACATGATGATCAAAACGCGCCTGCACCGCGAAGACTGGGCATCCACGCTGACGCTGATCGAGGAGCGGGCGTGCGCCTTCAATGAGGAAATCGAGAAGGAGTTGCGCGAACTCGGATTCCCGGCGACGCAATGGCTGCTGCCCACAAAAGACGGCCACCTGCCGGCGATGGAGGATATGCCAGCCGTAACGCGCGAACCGCCTGGCGCGATGATCACAGACGAAGACGTTGAATGGCTGCAAAACCGTTAACGGGATGAGGGGAGCGGGGGAATGATCGGACGAATCAGCGACGAGCGATTGGCAGAATACGCGGCTGGGAAACCATGCGGACAAGGTGTCGCCTGTGGGGTTTGCGCTCCAATCTTTGCTGCCCGAGAACTCAAGCAGGCCCGCGCCCGCATCGCCGAACTGGAGAAGGCGCTGCGTTTAATCCTGCGCGACAAGGAATTTGACGGTTGCTGCGTTCTTAACCGTGATCGCTGTAGGGATATCGCCCGCGCCGCGCTCGCCAAACCAGCACTGCCGTCCGGCAAATCCAAGGGAGCGGGGGAATGAGCCAGGACGAAGAAAGACTGCGCCAGATCGCGGAGATTGAGGAAGAGATCGCATGGCTGAATGGCGTTCTTGGGCATGTCACTGGGCCAGTATTGGCGCGTATCCTGCGCCGCAGGACGCCCTCGCTGCCCTTAAGAAGGGAATGCGGACGTGCTGAGTTTTCCATGTTTTTCCATGCCGTATGACCATTTGGGGCATGAGCGCAAAATGGTCTGGATTGGGGCTTACATACCCCGAAATCGCGTACCCCCTGTTGAAAAGCAGAAACCGCCTGCGGACAATGGAGGAATCCCGCCCCCGGAAAGCTGGGAAGATTACTGGAACGAGTACTGGGACGCGCAGGACCAGATTCCCGATGCCGATGAGCAGGGGATGGAATCGTGAGCAGAAGCGGCACGATGAACTGGTACGGGCGGAGCGCGCAATTTCTGATACAAGGACGAGCCCTTGCTTTTCGAAGTAGTTTTGCTACACTGAGGGCACCCGTTTCCCAACGGATCTGAAGCAGCTTCGGCTTGATCACCGGAGTTAGGCGGGGAGAGTCCTCAACCTCTCCCTCGCCGCCTTAGTTGAGGAAGGAGCGCATGTACGCAAAGGTTTTCCGGCAGATTTTCGATTCGACTCTGGCTAACGATCCAGAAACCCGTCACATATTTATGGATCTTCTCGTGCTGGCGGACCGCATGGGTTATGTCGACATGACGCCCGACGCCATTGCGAGGCGCACCAATATACCCCAGGAAAAAATAGAGGCGGCGATGCAGAAGCTTTCTCAGCCGGATCGTGATAGTCGTTCGACAGAGGAAGACGGCCGGCGAATCATTTTTCTGGACGAGCACCGCGGATGGGGATGGAGGATTGTCAACTACCAGCAGTATCGCGGCATGCACGATGAAGACGCTAGGCGCGAATATTTCACCAGCAAAAAGAGGGAGCAAAGGGCTGGTATCAGCGGGCGACGACGCGGCTACGTCTACTACGCCGATGGCGACGCCGGGATAAAAATTGGCTTCAGCGCTAATCCCTGGGCTCGAATAAACGAGATGCGCGTAGCCTGCCCGTCGTTGAAAATATTGGCTACGGAAACTGGCGACGAGAAATTAGAAAAACTTCGTCACGTGCAGTTTTCTTGCGAACGCATTGACAGAGAGTGGTTTAAGAAGAGCACATCTCTCTTATCGCATATCGCATCGCTGGCTACGAATAACTACGAGCATCAGTCCAAAATCGTAGCTGCTACGATGGCTACGTCCACACAGGCAGAGGCAGAGGCAGAGGCAGATACAGAAGCAAAGATCAAAACCTCTTACTCAAACCGAAAAGCCGCAGGAACAATCCCCCTCAACACTGGAAAACAGTTCACGGTCTACGAGGACCAGGTGGCGCAGTGGATCGCCACTTACCCGGCCGTGGACGTACGCCAGCAGCTCCGCGAGATTCGCGCATGGTCTGACGCCAACCCTTCGAAGCGGAAGACCAACCGCGGCGTGCTGCGCTTCGTGAACGCATGGCTGGCTAAAGAGCAGGACAAACCATCGGGAGGAAAGAGTGGACACTTCGAATCAAAAACACAGCAAATCCTTCGAAAAGCCGAGCAAGACCTGGCTGCTCAAGAGGCTGGCGACGGTAGCGAGCTTACGGAGCACAACCCCGCCTGAAGAACTTGCGGCCTACGCCTCTTCTCTCTCGGGCTTTTCTCAGCAGGCGGTCGAGCAGGTTTGCACCGCAGTCGAGCAGACTGTCGCGGCGCAGTTCGCGCCGAAGTTCCCCCCGTTGGGCGAGATGATCGAAGCGTGCCGGCGGATCGAACAGCAACTCCGCAACCCCAAAGAAACGGAGTGGACGCTGGACCGCTACCGGCTGATGGTCTGGTTCGACAAGTGGATGAATGAGCAGGTAGAGGACGGCGCCACCCGTGAAGCCATCCTCGCCTTACGGCCCGACATGGCTCCAGCCTGGACACGCTGGAAAAATCAGCATCTCAACGGGACGATTCAGATTCCCGCTCGCTGGTGCGACAAGTGCGAAGGCGGTGGCGCCTATGTGCGGCGCGAAGCGAGTGGCGCACAAACTGTTCTGAAATGCGAATGCCAAAAACAGGCTGCGTGAGCTGGGGACCGCCAGAGGAGGGCAGGTGCCTGATGACCGATGAACACGAAATCCAGGCCTGGTTTGACGCATTGCCTGTGAAGCAGAGGCGAATCGTGCGGGGGGATCGGCATGGGATGCAGAGCGGCTACCCTTACCGTGACCGGCTTTTCTGCCAACTGAGCCAGCGAATGCTCTCGCATGTTATCAGGGAATACGCCAAATATCGAGCGCCGCCGCGATGGCTTGCCGTTGCCCCGGAAACGTCCCACCCCCGTTCCGAATCTGCGCATCGATCGCATGATGGCCCTTGCCGAGCGCAAAAAAGGTGGGCTGCTCCTGTGAAGACAGTTGCTGAATACAAACTGGCCGCAGTCCGCAAGAGAAAGATCGTTACGAGCGTAGCCGACGCTTAGCTGGGGCCTTTGCATGAAACCGCCAGACGGGTGATGCTGGGCGTTCCTGATCGCCCGAAAGGACTACGAGCGTCCTCTGACGGGCCGGTGGGCAGATCCGGGGCTGAGGGCACACTGGCGCCAAAGATTCGTCCTGAGTCAATTCTGGCCCACGGCGGGCATGTCTAAAGGAGGGCTGAATGCCGGAACGGGATTTACTGAAAGCCGTGCTCGATTATCTGGCTGCTGAGCATGTGCTGGCCTTCAGAATGGCGGTCGGCGCGACTACGGTAGGTAATCGTTTCTTCAGGTGGGGCACGCCTGGCATGGCGGATGTGATCGCCTTCCCGCGCGTGTGGATTCTGGCCCGTTTCCGGGGCATGCTCACTGGGAAGCGGGGCCTGTGTTGTGGCTGGAGACAAAGACAGCCAAAGGAAAGCAGTCTCCGCTCCAGCGCAGTTTCCAGTTGCAGGTTGAGGAGTACGGCCACCGCTACGCAATAATCCGTTCGCTGGACGACTTGATATCCGCTCTTGCAAAATAGCCTACGTATAGGTAAGATGCCTTCCATGCGGCAATATCAATGCAAGCGATGCAACCACACATGGTACCCACGGTATCCGAAGCGCCCTCTGGTCTGCCCAAAGTGCAAATCTCGGAAGTGGAACCGGAAGAAATCCGGGCGCGGGCCGACCGCAGGAAGGAGAAACCGTGACTAAGCCAGTCAGGAACACACTCACAGTGAGTGGATCAGTCCATGCAATCGTGACTACGCAGCACCGGCCAGACTGCAGGATGCGTGAATGGTGCTGCCCACGAAGCATCTTTCTTAGCGGACGAGACAGGACGGGACGGACGAATCCAACGGCTGGAACCATCAGCTTTCTTCATTGCCGCTGCAATGATCCACAATGTCCGGCCGAACTGCTCATTAATGAGCGCGAACTTATGCAGTTGCTGGGTGATTTCGGCGCACCACCTGTTACAACGGAGGCCCACCGTGACTGAGCCAGTCAAGCTGCCTGAACGGAACAGTGAGAGGGGCGACATCTACAATTCAGCAGTGATTATGGAGTTTGCTCAGGTAGCGACACCCGGTAACATCCTGCTGCTACTGGATTATTTAGACGAACTCACCCGCCAGGTAGAGAGCCTGAAGCAAGAGCGCGATGATTTCCGCGAGGGATTCCGGCTGTTTCTACGAAAATCGGAATGCATGACGGAAGAGGATACCGATGGCGAGATCTTTAGTTGGGTAAAGGAGGTCCGTGATGACCGACCATAAGCCTGAGACGCCGCGTGACGGATGGGATCCTGAGCGGCCAGTAGTGCTCGACAACCAGTACGTCCACATCGACGATTACGACTCTCTGCTGGCGCTGTACCGAGCCCTTCGTCAGCAACTCCGGGGCGCGACGGCGAACGGAACCGCCATCTCTGAAACTGAAGCCAGGAACCTGATGGATCGCCTCAGTAGAGATTATCCCGATGATCACTACAGTATGTGGGCAATAATCCCTGCGGAAGAAGCGAAGCGGTTACGCGGATCTCAGAAGGGGGAGCAATCTCTTGTCACAGAAGAGACCCATGCCCTCGAAGACAACCTGCTCATGGTGCAGCAGAAAGACGCCCTGAGTGTGGCCAACCAGAAATTGCGGGAGAAGGGGCAGGCGCTGCTGGACCGAGTGGCGTGGATAAGTGCTGGTCGAAGTCGTACTTTAATTCCAGAGGCGGACGCCCTGCGCAAGGCCATCGCCGACACCCAGGAGGGCCAAACGGGCAAAACAGTTACAGGTAAAGTTGTTATGGTTACGGGCGCAGGACTTGCGTCCCTGATTGAGAATTGCCAGCATGGCCCCATAAAGTTCTGCCTACTCGAACTTCAGCAACTCCGGGCGAGCCACGCGGCGCTGGAACAAGCGCCTTTGTCTGCGCAACGTGCTCATTCTTACTGAAGCCCAAAGCATATGAAGTAGGATAGATCCTGTTGTACTGTGCTGACCAGCGGGCCGCGTGCGAATTACCTTGTGACGATGGGTCCAGGGCGTGTTGCGCGGCCCCTTTTCTTCGGGCGGCACCCATTCTCTCTTCGCTTCACCCGCGCAGGTTTGACGAAGGAACATCGCGCCTTCCACTCCGCCTCCGTCATAGTGCAGATGTCACGGAAGGTCAGGAGAGCGGCCCTCATCAGATCACCTGGAGTTCATTGTCTCCGCTGCCGGCGATCAGTTCGCGGATGGAGCGGGCCAGGACGATGCAGCCGTGGCTGGCGAGTTGCGTCCCGTTCTCCACATCGGCGGCGGTGTCTCCGTGCAGCATGAAGCCTGAGCGGCCGTAGACATCGGTATCGGGGGAAGGCGTCAGATCGGCTACCAGCGGTCCCTTCTCAGGGTCATCGAAGAATGGGCCGATGGTCCAGCTTCCTCGAGGGATTGGCCCCACGTCCTGCACCATCTCCAAATCCGGGTCCATCAGCCCTGTCCCGTATCCTGAGAAGCCGTGGCCGATCACGGTTCCGTTCTGAGTCAGGTCGCCTGTCGTGCTGGAGAAGGTCCAGGTCACGGGATCACCGCCGTGTAGACGTTCGACGCCCCGCTGCTTTCGATTCCGCCGGCGTCCACGCTCCGAATTTCGTAATTGTAGCTGTCGCCGTCCACCGGAGTGATATCGGTGTACGCCGTGGTGCTGGACGAAGCCAGAAGTATATACGCCCCGCTTCCAAGCGCCCGGTAGACGTGGTAGCCGGTTGCCGGGTCATTCCCCGCGGGCGGCGCGGTCCAGCTCAATTCCACCTGGTAGGCAACCGTGCTGACCGGCTCAAGGGTCAGGCTGGCGATCGCGCTGGCGCCATTCAGCGAGGCCGTCAGGGTCACGGGGGTGGCAACCGTCACCGCGGCGGCCGTAGCCACAAAGTTCCCCGTCGTTGCCCCAGCCGCAACAGAAGGTTCGGTGAGCGTCACGGAGGGGTTGCTGGAGGCCACAGGGACGGCTGTAGCGACCGTGGGGGCGCTGGACAGGGTAACGGTCCCCGCGCACGTCCCGGCCCCGGTAATCGTGCTGGGCGTGCAGGACAGGGCCGTGGGGGTGATGGTCGGAGCCGTCACTACCCCGGTTCC